CCATACCTTTCTCTTTCTCCTTTCCTGCCCCCATTTTTTCTTTTTGGGAATGTTCCATATAATCCATTCCCTCTTCATACTCCATCATCATCGACATGAGTTTATCCAAAATCCCTTTTGGAATCTGCTCTTTATACGCCTCCATCAATTTCAGCGCACCCTTAACGGCCTTAACGGCATTAGTATCTAACTTCATAGCCTTCATTGTTTTCTCAAGCGATTCCTCATTTTCAAGATCAATATCCAATTCACTAAGAGACTTTAAAATTTCATTTAACATTTCTGCATTACAGCTCCCTTCTTCTTGATTTTTTAATAAAAGAAATTTTCTTTGATTTGCGGGTTTTCCTACAAGCGAAACTTCTTCCACGTTGAGATCTTTTAATTCATTGATTAACATTTGATGCTCACCATCCTTAATTGGCTGGCTCATTCACCAGAATCCTCTTTGAAAAGCCGCCAATAGAGAACCCTGTATACAATTTTTCCTTAACACCTTCCCATAATTTATCATCATTGACTTTAACTACCATAACCCATGTTCCCTTAGTAATTTTTTGATTTCCAAATTCATAGTTTATCGGCGCTATAAAACTTTCGACCACATCAGCTTTCGCCTTTGATCTATGGCCATTGCCAACAATTCTAGAATTTTGGAGATAAACATGCGCCACTCGTTCAATTTCTTCTGCACTTATAGTATCATTCTGGGCATCGACACTACCGGGTTCTAAGACTACACCATAAATAAGGTGCTTTTCATCATCAGCCTTAAATATATCGGCATAATCTTTATAATGATTATCTGATTTCTGTGTCCTTCTTGGTCTTTTCCAACTTGTACTTTGTACATGAACATCATTAACACTAGGCAAACCTTTGTTAATTTCATCAAGTTTTAACTTGATTTGCTTTATCTTCCTTCCAACTTCTCCTGAATTACTATACTTCCGGATAGCTATCGGATGTGGCAAAACAAAATCAACGTCTTCACCAAGAGCTTTCTTTGCGATTTTTCCTAGAGCAACAATAACTTTAGGATTAGATCGTTCTATCTCGCCATCAAGCCACCCGCTCCAAGCACTAACTTCCCTATTATTTGGTTCTCTCGCATTGCCCATATCGTCAACTAGTAAATCTGGCACAACATTAGTAAGGAATATATCGTCACGCTTTAATCCTAATGGCCCAAGATACAACTCATTAAATGTCTCACCGGACGGTCCAACGAAAGGTTCACCTCTTATCGACTCAATCTTACCCGGAGATGCCCCCACAAATGCAATCTCACAATTAACCTTCCCAAAACTAGGAACCATTGGATTATAATCAATCAATTTTTCCAATACTTGTTTTTCCTTGAACGGACTAACTAACTTATCGTCATCCCATTCTTTCCTCATCTTGGCATAGTACTTATCGACATGATCCTTTAAGCCCTGTATGTCTTCCTTTGGCACATTTAATTGGCCCACGCCACCTTCTAACCTAGCACCACTCAAAACACCAGCAGCTGCAAATATTCCCCTCGGTATAGCAATCAATTTTCCATCGATCACATCGGCAATCGGAAATTTATAACTACCAAACTTTTCCCTGTCCTCATCATTAACCCACAAGAATCCTTTGCCATATTTTGCCCAATCCAAATTATCTTTGCCTCCGGCCCATTCGCGAATATTACTTTCAGCTCCTGAACCATCCCACTCTCTATCCCTATCAGCAAGTGGCAAATCTCCGAATGGTAATACTTTTTTTTCTATGTTGAGTAACACATCTTTTATTAATTCTGTTTTGTCAATTTTGCTGATCTCATCATCTGATAAAAGATTTCTTAATGAATTAAATATCGCATCTACATAATCTTTAACGTGCAACTCTCTCTTCCTCCTTAAAACAAAAATACGCCGACAAACCAAACACATTTTTTTAAATCAATGCGTTGGTCGTCGGCGCGACTCTAGTTTCCTCAAGGTGTATGAATTTACATTTATAGCATTTTATTTGAGCAGTTCCATCCAGAAATCCAAGTAAATTATTACAGTATGGACATCTAACCGCTTTTAGATTTATGGTGCTCGGGTGAATAATGGGTTTTCTCAGTAGGTCGTCTACAATCGCTTGGTTCTTGGACTCAAGAATAATTGATGAACTACATACCACACTTACTTTAAGAGCGCTCATTTGCCCATCAAAACCCCTCTCGTTGGAATATGGTTTCTCGGACATTGTGCCATCCGGGGAATCCCCCGATATTTAGATCATCGATATAATAATCGGCATATATTTTGGGGTATGCATATCCCTGAATGGATGGATAGTTCTGATTCGCATAGTCAATATGAATTCCACATTGGTTGCAATAGTTTATGGCTTGGTCAAGATAACTGTCAGTTCTACAGGTCCATAAAATGATAATGCATCCGTATGAATGTAATTCGTTTATGACTTCTTTAGCCCCCGGCATAAGTTCACCTAAGTTTGGAAAGTCATTTTCCTTGGTAATCGTCCCATCGAAATCCACTGCAATAATTGGCGGATACTTCATCGATTAACGGCCTTTGCATGACGCTCAATCGACTTCTGCTTGTTTGCTTCCCCACCTCGCATATGTCGCTCTGAAAGATTGATGTCTATAATATGGATAACTTTACCATATAAATTAAGATCTAATTCCTCTAGAAATTTTTTAACGTCTCTGTGGACGGTGCTCTTACTAACATTGAAAGCTGCTGCCGTTTCACGTATGGTTGCTCGATTCTCGATGATATAATGAGCTTCAGCAATCGTTCTTTTTAGAATATGGTCCTGTGTTCCCATAAAAATTTTACCCCCCTAAAATAAATATGGTTTTTTAATTTTAGATAAAAACTAGGCCAAGTGCACACCTACAACTCGGATGTAAGGTTGGTGTGAGCGCTGTATAATTGATCCCTGAAATGATTGGTGTTCCAAATTCTTCACCTAACCCCACTATTTTTCCATCCAATGACTTACACCACTGACACAAACGATCATCTGGTGTTGTAATCCATTTGCGTCTTGCCGTTGCCCTATTAATTAATCCTTGTTCCTCAGTTTGTTCCCATAGCGCTTGTTGCCCTCTATTTGCTGCATTGATTGTCTCGGTTCTCGCAATATTATTTGATCTGTAAATAAGCAATCTGCGAGCATACGCCTTCGTTCTTTGTTCGATAACTTTGTCTGATAATTTCTGGATAATCAAACTCTTTCGGAGATTGTTGACCGCTTTTGCTTGGCGCTCAGTAAGTCCAACAATTTTTTTGATTTCCCTTGCGGACTGATAAGGATGTAACCCTTCAATAAACGCATCATTGATTATTGCTCTTACTGCTAATTGGGTTTGCTCAGTTATTTCCACAATTAATTCCCCTGTGTGATCTTTAATATAATCCAAGGATTTAGGATTTAAAGTATTAAAACTTGCCTTAAGTTCTATATCATCCGGCAGATAATCGATTGATTTATTTCCCGCCCTATCAAAGATAGTCTTATAAATTATCCCTATACTGGCAAGTTCAGAAATAAATGTTTCCCACGGAATAGTATTAAGAGCAATTTCCACATTAGCTATCAGCATTGCTTGCTCTAATTCAGTAAGATTCATATCGGCTTTGGTCCGCTCTACGGCTTTTTGGAATGCTTCGATCATCTCCGGCTTTGCCTGATCCGCTATCCCATGCAATGATCTCCATTCAATATCTTCTGCTCGCTCTTTGTAAATCTCGATAATTTTCGGCTCTCTAAATATAAACATGACCGTCATTCCTTTTTAGTAAGTGGCATCCCAGCGACTTCCCTGAGATAATCTTCTAGGTCCTCATCTGGGAATAAAGGAGCTCCGGCCCCTGCCAGCTTACCAAGATACTCTCCAAGATCCTTAAGGTCTGGATTATCAATATCGGCATGTTCCAATGTTGGAAGTTTCTCTAACTTGAAATTATTGAGTGAGAATAGTCTTGGGATTGCATAGCGATTGAAGGTTGCGGCTATTGAATCCAGCCATGTTCCCAATGCCATACTGAAGAGTCGCGTCTTATCTGCACTCAGTGCAAAGCTACCATTCGGTGTTGCTGTCCCCAAAAGTATGAAATCTGCCATAACAGTCATGGCAAGTCGTTGATCTAGTCTTGTTATAATTTGGCTTGTATCAAAGTTCCTTCGACCGCCGCTCGTTAAAAGTTCCAAGCGCACCAACTGATTATTTTGCTCATCATAAATCGCAGGAAGAACGGCACCTTCTTGTTCATCGCGTCTTATGTTGGTAACGAGCTTTTTCATTTGGGCATAAGCATCTTTTTCACCTTGTGTTGCATTAATGTCCGTCCATTCAACCGGAACATAAACCACTGGATATCCGGCCAATTCCCGCTCAATTCCGATGGCTTCAAATGTTTCTATTCGCTTTTTTATATACCATGTGCGATAGGCAATTCTTAAGATTGATCGTCCTTCTGGGTTATTTTTATGGATGGCTGTTCTGAATAATAAAGCTTTTTCAATGGGTATGGTTCTTATTCTATAATCCGGTGGTGGAAGCTGAACCATCCCATGAATGCCGCCTTCATCATCAAATAGCCAGCGCCATAGAGTTTCTTGTGCTCTGATAGGTATTTTTCTCCATCCTATCCGGCCATCATTAAAACGACTATTCTTAGTTGGATCTTTATTTTCTCCCAGCCGCCTTTTGTAAACGATTTCATGGTATGAAAACCCATAAACTAAAAAGGACATGATCTCCGATATGGTATCTTCCCATGTCGAGGACATATCCTGTAAACAACTTTCCAGAAATTTCTTTGCTTCTTCATCCTCTGGAGTTCCACCCCCGGCCTGAACCCGCCATGTTACCTGTCTAATAAGCATATCAATGACAAATAAAATTGCTCCGATAACACTATCGTTTTCAGACATTTCCCGGTAAACTCGGACCCTTACGTCAAAGCTGGATAACTGCCTTAATTGTTCTTCATAAACATAGCCATCATATTCAATAAGTCCTGTCCGGCCAAGTTCCCTTGTGGCGATCTGTGGCGTGATCTTCTGATTACCTACGTTTTTGTTTAAAGGATCATTTGGCAGGGCCATCTTTGATTTCCCTCCTTCTCGCGAAGGCAAAATTCAAATGATTTCCTTAAGGACCATGACGTTGAATCGGCTATCCGCTTGACAACATCAATCTTAATGTTGGTTCGCAAACACTCTTTTTCTATCTGTCTTTCCTCAAGTACTATAACCGCCATGGCTTGCCAGTGTTCTAATAGCTTATCCATTACCTCAACTCCTTTTGTAAATCATTTTCAATTTTGCCCAAAATTTAAATATGAGGACTCTCTCGTTTAAAGTCCTCGATTCCAGATGGATTGTATTTGCTTAGTTTCTTGGGACCGTCCATTAGTTCCCAGATAGCCCAACACAAAGCATCGACTCGATCAGGTGACTCTACATCATTCTCCGGATCCCAGTTTGTCATTTGAGTTTCGAGGTCCGGAAATGTACCTACATGATGGCATTTATGCTGCTCATAAAGTGCTGCTATTGGCTCCGCTCTTAACTTTTTTCCCCTTGACGCATGGATTGCTTTGAAACTCACATATCTATCGATGGTCTTGAGCACATATTCGACCATATCCCCGCCTTGATTGACTTCACCTATGACTCTATCTGCCTTGTATTTATAATAAACAGAAACGACAGCCTTCCCCCATCCGGCTGGACTGTCCTTCAATGACTTATCATCCAAGATATAAAAATGACCATCATTCCCTTTTCCAACCGCGATAATTCCTGTTTCATCAGAATTTTTATTAGCTGTGGCGGCTGGATCGACTCCGATTACAATCCTTCTTAATTCCGGATGCTTTATAACTCGTGATTCCTCGATTATTTTCTCTTTCCATAAAGCCTTTGGATTGTCATCTAGAATTTCTCCATATAATTCTTGCTTTCCAATCCTAGTATTTTTATAGCGTTCAATGATTGAACTAAAAAAAACAGTCGATAAGTTATCTCTGTTTTCAAAGGTGGACCCTCTCGTTATGCAAGTATTATCTTCCCGGATTAATCGTTTGATCGTTCTCGTTGGTCTTGGCGTAGTGGTTATCACACACCTTGGGTTAACACCAATCCTCAAACAGAAAGCAATCATATCTAGGACTTGCTCTTGTTTTGGGATACTGGCTAATTCATCGACCCATGCTGTATCCACATTTGGTCCCCGCAATTGGTCCGGCTCATCTCCGGAGTATGTTATGGCTACTGCCCCGGTATGGAATGTGATCTTTCTTTTTGATGGCTCATAGTTTGGTCTTTGATTTGGTGGAAATACATTAAGGATTCCGCTTGGTCCCTCTATCATGATGTCCCTAATGTCCGATGCCCTTGGTGCTACGAGTGCGATGTGTTTTGACTCTAATGTGCAAACCCTTTTTCTAATCCATTCTGCTGCTGTTTTGGTCTTTCCCCATCCCCTACCAGCAAGAATCAACCAGTATGTCCAGTCTCCAGCTGGCTCAACTTGACTAGGTCTTGACCACACTCCTTCCCAATCATAATAAAGAGCAAGGATTTCTTCGTCTGATAATTTCTTTATAATCTCTTCTTTCTGCCTGCTACTCAACAATCTAAGTTTCTCTACTAATTTTCTCAAAATTTCATCTCCACAAATTGAGAAGATTTAATGTGCGCATCTCTGCCCGGCTTATTGCGCTGCAGTCCCCCTAGCGTCACTCAAGAATCCAACTAGTGCGGAAGCTATTCGTGGATCCTTTAGAACCGCCCCCACTAAATTTTTAAATAAACCCTCTAACCATTTCATATCCTTCTGCTTCATCCATTCCAACGATCGAACCCATATAAAAAGCTTGGAAATGCATATATTCTTCCGATCGTGGATGTGGAAATTGTCTAATCTCTGTATCGTAGCATTTTAATGCTTTAGCTTTAGCTGCTGTCATTCCGGTAATGTCTACAAAGATATTTGGAGCGAATACTCCGAATGCCCCAAATGTCCACTCTGTGCTCGATGGAATTGAAAAAGAATAAATCGTCTTGACACTGTGGTTTCCCTTAATTGGTCGTGTTGCCGTGAGGACCGCTCGGTGCGTTAGACAATGGTCAATATTTAGATCCTTCTGCGAATGCGTGAATATAATATCTGGTTTTATTTCCTGTATCCACTTCTCAATTTGCTTTACTATGTCAAGAAGTGGCACTGTATCAAATTTATTGTCTGGAAAATTGGCAAATTTAAGATGCTTTCTCATTTCCTGTTTTGATATTCCGGTCAATGCTTCCATGGCATTTCGTGATCGGTCCTTAACTTTTTCCTTCTCGAATTCGGCTAGTGTTTCTGATTCTTGGCGCGATGTCAGTCCGTAACTCAAATATCCGACTGATACTCTTTGAGAATCAGAACGCGTAACCCTAGCCATCATTCCGCCGCATCCTAATATTTCGTCGTCTGGATGCGCAGCTACAATTAGAATATTGCTCATATATCCACTTCTTTCCAGACTCAAATATTATATTCTGGCTGAACTTCCTTCTGCTGTTCTTCAAATCTTACCCTACTGGGATTGGTGTCTAGTTTGTGGTCCCCACACCAATCGTGGTTTGCATAAACAACAGGATAGCCATTCATCGTTGGTGCGTTTCTTCGGCATCGTCCGATCTCTAAAGTCTTAGGCGCATAGAATGCACATGTTGCACAGCAGAATCCGGTCTTTCGATCCCACTTATCTCCCACTTTTCCTTCCCCCCATTAAAAATTCAGCTATTTTTAAATCAAATTCAGTGTTTATGTCAATGGATCTTTCCGGATTGATATAATAAGGCATCACATTTGGCATATAAAAATCTTCATATTTCAGAAAGCTTTCTGTCTTTACGAAGATAATTGTGCCATCGTGTATGTATGTCTGCTCTAAGAATTGGGATTGCGTGTCCATGAATTCTGGGTACATCGCCTGAATGTATCCCTGATAATCAATTCTGAAAGTATGCTGCGGTGGGTGATCCATGTTTACTACACTCATGACTCCATTGATTTTGTCATAGTTCTTTCGCATGAGTGCCGCTGCCGTTCTCAAATCTTCGGATCTCCGAAGTGGTGAAGTCGGTATAATCAATGCGACAATATCGAACTTGTTTTCTTCAGCTGCATAAAGTTCCATGAGATATCTGACAAGCGTCTTCAGTTTAGCCGTGTCTCCACTCAGACTCGGTGGCCTAAGATGGTAAACGATTTTATTAAAGTGTTGGACGCTCTCCAATATATCTTTCGAATCGCTCGATACAACGATTTCTGAGAACACATCGCTTTGGATAGCAGTATCAATTGCATGGGCCAGTAAACTCTGCCCATTAATTTCTCTCATATTTTTCTGAACCAGTCTCTTTGATCCACTTCTAGCCGGGATAATCGCTAATGTCTTCATGGACTTTTCCTTATTGCTTTGACTTTGATTTCATCATCCTTCTTTTCCACGATG